TTACGCATTCTGAAATGACCCCCGTTCCCGAGGCAATTGGGGATGTTACATACGGAGAATGGCGAACAACAGGCGAAGTTGAATCAGCTGTGTTAAGTCGCATTGTATATGCGGATAACGTTCAGACAGTAGTTACGGACAAACAGGAAGGCAGCGCACTGACAATTGCTACCTATGCCAAATATGGTTCACCAGGGCGTGATCCCTATTTCGACAATCTACCTGATGGAACAACAGAGTCAATTGAAGGCTGGAACTCAATAAGAGACGGCAAAGAAGTTTATATGACAGTAAACATGAAGTCATACGCTCGTTCCTATGCTGATACGCCAAGGAATAAATGGTGGAACCATGAATCCGTAACAGTTGTGTCATCAAGCAACAACTGGCAAGATGGTGATACTTTCTATAAAAGCGTAAGCCTGCTTAGTGGCACTCAGATATTTTTTGAGTACGAGGTAACAACGAAAAAAGAGTACGTCCAACTGGATCAACCTAGATCTTCCGCCCGCCTTTTTGAGGCTTATAGCGCAATTGCTGAAGTTTCTCACTACGGCGATCTGATCACCAGGAGCTGCGATAACGGCCCCGAGCATGAAGTCGTTTATGTGAACGAATGCTTGTCTGAAGAGCCTGCGCCGCAATACGACAACTGCGCTGTTGTTGGCTTGAAAATTCGCAGCGGCAATATGTTCGGCCAACTAGATCAGGTGCGTGTCTGCATTAAAAACGGAATTGAGGTAGAGCGTTTGGTGGATGGTGATCGTGGCTCCAGCAACTTGCTAACTGATTTCCTCTGGTACTTATGCACTGACACAGACACAGGCGCGGGGGCAATCATCAATTCTGCCCTGGTTGATCGTGATGCTTTGATTGAAACCGGCAGATTTTTACGGGCCAATCAACTGTTTTTTGATGACGTAATTGCAGAGCCAACCAACATCAGATCCTGGTTGGCGGAAAAAGCCCCATCAATGCTTTGCTACTTGACCTTGAAAAATGGTCGCATTGCCATCGAGCCCGCTGTTCCATACGATCCAGATAGCTACAAAATTGACGGCGACCGTCCAGTAAAAATTAGTGCGATGTTTACTGAAGGCAATATCATTGAGGGTTCATTTACGCTTGAGTGGCTTGAGCTAGAGGATCGCAAGGATTTTCAGGCTGCTGTCCGTTATCGCCGCCAAGGGAACAACCGTTTGCCTGGCGAAGAAACCGTGATCGTGCGTTACGCAGATGCTGGGTCGTCAAGCTACCCAATTGAAGAATTTGATTTACCGCATGTTTCTCATATGGGTCATGCCATCAAAGCTGCCCGTTACTTTTTAGCCATCCGTAAATACGTGACTCATACGGTTACTTTCCAGTCGCTGCCTTGGGGCATGAGCTTGGCGCCTGGTCAATACATACGAGTGGCGACCGAATCCAGCCCTTACAATCCCGTGAACAACGGAATTGTCAAGCCAGACGGCACAATTATTGCTGCCACAACCCTGAGTGATGGCGAATACAGCGTGTATTTCTGGGAACGTGATCAACAAGAAGTCGCAAGCGGGACACTTCAAGTGAGCGGTGGCCTTGCAACTAACCTGAAGAATTGCGTTTTCTCTGTGATCAATACAAACGTAGCAAATCAGGTTTATCAGGTTGAAGCGCTTGACGTTGATGAAAACGGTATTGTTACTATCAAGGCAAGCAGCTTCCCGGTCGATGCCTCTAACCGTAGTTTGATCGGCAGGGACGTTTTAGACTTGGATGGTTCGTTTGAGGCAATTGGAGCTGCCGCCTAATGGCTTATCCCACGTATGCCCCAACAGGACGCAGCTTTAGCGCTGGCGACTATCCATATAAAACGTTTCAGTCGCAAAACGGCAAAGAAGTTCGTATTTTATATGGCGATAAGCGCACTGGCATGACATTGGATCTGTCATACGACAACATCCCCGACACGCAAGCTGATGATTTTGTAGCGCATTACGACGAAACAAAGGGCGGGTTTAGTAGCTTTGCTTTGCCTTCTGCGTTTCGCACTGGCTGGAGTGGAAGTGCTGCTGCAATTGATGCTGCGACCGGCAATCAATGGCGTTATCAGGAGCCACCGACCATTAAGTCGGTGCGTCCCGGCATCAGTAGCGTTACAGTAAAACTGATAGGGGTGCTTTGATGGCTAAGGTCTATACCGGCAGAGACGGTCGCCTGTTAATTGACGGCACCGAACAGATCAAGGTCAGCAGCTGGAGCTTGACCGGAAATCTGGAAACGCTTGAGACGACAACGCTAGGCGACTCTCAGCGCACCTACACACCAGGCGTGCAGGAATTTAGCGGAAGCGCCAGCATTCTGTACTACAACGATGGAACTGGTCGAAACGATGCCGCTCTTGCGCTTAAAAAAGTCTTAAAAATTGCTGGTGTGAGTGATGGTGATACGGTAGACATGCGACTGCGGTTAGTAGAAGGCGCTATTAACCATGATGTGCGTCTTGCCGCTTACATCACTAGCGTTAGCTTTGGCGCTTCTGTTGGTGAGATCACCCGTGCAGACATTTCATTCCAAGCTACAGGGGCATTGACTGAGGTAACGATCTAATGGGCGTCTATCTTGGCAACATTGGAAACGTTGAAATAACGCGGCAATCTGTTGAAGAGCCGCTAGAGAGCATCGTCAATCCATCAGACGTAAACGCAGGGCGCAGTAGATTTTCATTTGACTTTAACGAAGGATGTTTAATTAGCGGCGACTTAATTGAAATTACATCTACCGACGGCACAACATTAGATTTTGTTGCCGCATCAGGCTGGGGCGATAACACCGTTTACGCGAGCGGCAACTGGTTTATTTTTGTTGATGAACTAGGCGGTATCAGGCTTTACGACAATTTTGATGACAGCCTAGAAGGCAGTACAGCTGGCTTAGTTGAGCTTCGAGATATAGCGCGTGACATTCCAATTCAAGTAACCATTCGTGATCGTGGCGGGCGACTATTGGCTTGCGTTACTGACTACGAACTAAATACAAATCGCGAAACGGTTGATATTACAGTTTTAAGTGATCGTTATCGTCAGCAATACAGTTCGTTGATCACTGGCAGCGGTCGAATTAGTGCCCAATGGGATTATGTCAACGAAGCCGGGTATGAACCAGTTAACTATTTAATGCAGCTTGTTTTGCGCACAGAAATAGGATCTAATTTGCATATTAAGCTGTATATTAAGAGTCCAGACACTGACGCAGCGGGCGGCAGTTTTGCCGGTACGCAGTTCAATGATGCCTTGTGGTGGGAGTTTGATGCGCTAATCACTAACAGCGCGACAAGCTTCGCGCCAGGAGACATTATTGTCTCCACAATTGATTTTGTGGCTACTGGGGCGATTAAGCTGCGCGCCAAGACAACCACATCAAGACGTTTGCTTCAGGAGGCTGGTAGCCCGATCTTGCTGGAGCAAGGCGGGAATCTACTTCTCGAAGGCGACGAGTCCGCCTAAGATGGTTGTACTGACCTAAGTAAGCACAATGGCAGACCTGCGGATCAGCGAACTACCAACGCTTGCAGGCGCCAATCTCGCCGCTGGTGATTTTGTAGCTGTAGCGGATATAAGCGCGAGTGAATCGCGCAAGATCACCGTGACCGACTTGGTGGGTAATGCCACCACGTTGATTGCTGATGCCACGATACCGGGAGCCAAAATTCTTTTTGGTAGTCAACAGATCGCTGGTGCAGCGCTAGTTAATTCGTCTATCACATCAACGCAGCTTGCTAACGATGCGGTAACTGCATCCAAGATTGGCGATGAAGCCACAGTTGATCTCGTAACAGTGCTGCCTTTGAGCGGTGCGTTTGTAGGTCAGCTTGCTCTCGACGTTGATGACAACAAGGTTTACTGCTGGAACGGATCTAGCTGGATCAGCTTTAAGGCTGCGGGTTCAATCAACAGTGTCGTCGGCGATAGCTCGGGTGTTGTTAATATCACGGTCAGTACATCTGGGGATGAAGTAACAATCAGCACCACGCTGGACAATAGTACAGCCGCTGGTCAATTTCTTGCTGGTCCCAGTGGTAGTGCTGGTACTGTCAGCTACCGCACAATCGCATCCGGTGATCTGCCAACAGCAACAACTGATGCAAAAGGCGCTGTTCAGGTCAATGGTGGTGGACTAACACTCAGCACAGACACCATTGAAATTGATAATACGGTTACTGCTAATTCAAGCGAATATCACTTAGTTCAATACACGGCAAAGGGTCTGGTCACTGGCGGACGTTTAATTCAGGCAAGTGATCTGCCTGCCGCTTCTGCTGGAATCATCGGCGCAGTATATCCCGGCACAGGTTTAGAGGTAAATCTTGATGGCAGCCTTGATCACACCAATACTGCCACTCCAGGTACTTATACCAAAATTACGATTGATGCAGAAGGTCATGTCACAGTTGGCGCCACGCTAGCCGAAGCTGACATTCCTGATTTAGATGCAGCCAAGATTGCAACCGGCGAACTGATCAGTGATCGAATCGCCAATAGCGCTATCACGGGCGCAAAACTTGCTGATTTATCTACTGTCCAATTTGGTGGTTCCGGTTCAACGGCAGGCATTGTCAGCTTCCCCTCGGCTGATTTTAAGGGCCAGTATTTCTGGGATGAGCTAAATGGCGATCTCTACATCTGGTCTGGAAGTGCATGGTTGCCTGTCACAATTACTTCAGGTGAATTGATTTTTGCTGGCACCTATGATGCCAACCTAAATGAAGTTGATTCAGTTACAGCTGCTGGCGCTGCATTAGGCTTGACAGTTGGCGGGGCGCTGCCAGCCGCTTCTACTACAAACAATCGTTACTACTTAGTTGTTAGTACGTCTGGTACAGGTACAGGCAACGCTCCAGCGGAAGCGTTGGCACCGCCAGACATGATTTTGTCTAACGGTACGACATGGGAGTTGATTGATGTTTCTAGTGCTATTGCCGGTCAAACTGCAACCAACATTAGTTTTACGCCTAGCGGCAATGTTAGCTCCACAAATGTGCAGCTAGCAATCCAAGAGTTAGACACCGAAAAGCTGAGTACGTCGCTAACTTCGGCTCAAATCTATGTTGGCAACAGCAGCAATGTTGCCACTGCTACTGCGGTAACGGGCGATGTTGCAATTAGCAACACTGGTGTTACCAGCATTGCTGCTGGAGCCATCGTTAATGCAGACATCAATGCCAGCGCTGCAATTGATTACAGCAAGCTCGCATCGCTAACGTCTGGAAATGTCATTATCGGCAGCGTGGCAAATGTGCCAACTGCGCGTGCTATTACAGGCGATATTACGATCAGTAACACTGGCGTAGTTGCAATTGCGGCTGGCGCAATTGTTGATGCTGATGTAAATGGTGCCGCTGCAATTACTGGCACCAAAATTCAACAAGGTAGCACTAGCGTTCGCGGCACGGTGCAGCTGACGGACTCTACTAGCAGCACCAGCACCACGACCGCAGCCACGCCAAACGCAGTCAAGAGCGCTTACGACCTTGCCGC